GCACCCTTGTCAGCCATTGTGTACTCAACACCAATGACTGCCATGGCCTTTTGAATGGCCGTGTGGTTGAACCAGCCAGCTTGTGCACTCACACCCATGATGTTGTCATCACCATAGGTAAGGAGTGCCACAACCTGTTTGAAATTCGTGCACGTACGTCCTGCTGGGTTGAGCAAACTGAAGGCATAGCGCATGTACAAGCTGTTCACCAGAGAGTTGACGATCACTGTGAGTGGATGGCCCGAAGGGTTCGTACCATAAAACTCAATGACGTCACCACTAAAGTTACACACGGGGAACGAGACATCGTAGCCAAGCGCCATGATAGCACGACACTCCTCCTGAGAGAAGCCCGCTTGTCGATGGATCTCAGCAATCACTCGGAATGCGTAGATGATGAACATCGCAATCATGCGTTTGTCAAACTTACCATAGTCGCCTGCCACCATCCTATCTTCCCCATGCTGGGTTAGGTAGTTGTAGATGTCAGTCCACTCGGATGATTGAGCTGTCGTGCCCGGAGCGGCTTCGAATACAAACTTGTTGTTTTGCATGAGCCGAACGAACGACAAGAGCTTCTTGCGTGTGACAATACTGAAGTCGATAGGCGCGCCTGTGAAGACACGCGTTTTCTTACTTTCAATTTTGGCAAACGAAGTGGGTTCATCCTTCAGGTGAGCAGTGTACACTGGATAGGCTCTGTTCCCTAAGGAATGTCGCTCCTCAATCTTGCGTACTCGATCCCACACTGCTGCGTCAAAATCGACCAAGTCTGGTTGATCTTCTGTACCAACATTGTGCAGGAACTGCTTCTTAGACTTGTGCCAGGGGTGGCCCATGGACGTGTTCACATTGATGCGATCGATAAACTTCACACCGGGCAAACCGTTGATTGCCGTCTGGTCCTTGAGAAACACGAGCTCGCGCTTCCACTCATCACCATGTGCAGCCTTCAAATCGGCAACAATATCACTAGCGAAACTTTCAGCACAGTGCTTCAAGATGTCCTCATCCACATCGGTGTGGGGTTTGATCATCTCCTTGACGTTGTTGTACACCGGTTCCCACCCAGTCATGACAGGCTTGTCGAACTTAACTTCACAGTCCAATTCTGCAAGCATTTCATCTTGTAGTGGGGTTGCACACACAGAACTGCGTGGTCTTTGTCGGAATCCTGGAAGGTACCCATAAACATTGGCCACGCCAGTTTCAAGGTATCGGAAAACACTCTTGTGGTGTGGGGGCAGCAGGTCGCCAGGCATGATCTCTCCATTGAGCGAAAAACTGGGCGCGCCTTCACCTGTCACTGCGGTAGAAATCTCATCTCCACACAGACTCTCCAGCTGTTGGCGTGTCACGTGGACGAAACCAGCTGTGCACTTGTACCCGAGGGTGTGTACACCGACAATGACTGGGCCACGCGGCGTATTTGCAACACCTAGTGAACCGCAATCTCCTTGCTTGGTCTCAATGCTTCCGCCACCAAGGTAGATGTTCAATGATCGTCCCAATTGTTCAATGGGAAAATCCTTCGAAAACACCACACCGTGGTAGGAGACATGATCGACAACCCCTGATCGCGCTCGAGACACCGAAGTGATCTGCGAGACGGGGATCTGACAAGTGTTCCAGTACTTCAGAATGTCCTTCCTTGGTGGTACACCAGAGACCTCGAGCATCGCTAGATCTAGATCAAGCGACTCACGAAGCTGGGTACGGTTGAAGAACACGACAGGGTTGCTCGTGATGCCATCCGCGGGTGAACCGTTGATGATGGTCATCTTGTAACGAGTACCAGCCTTGAAAACATGACGATTGATGAGCAGGAATTGACCTCTCACGAAGACAGCTCCCGTGCGGAATGCACACTTCGCATCTTGAGCCTCTACCTGGACACGCACACAGTTAGCCGAGAAAAGATCTCGAATTCCTGCGGTGGTTAGGTGAGCTTGGGATTGCGAAGGGGCTGGCACGTCAAAGCGAGACAACTCGATTGTGGGATTGTACCACACGTTCGAGCTCTGCTCCTTGCGTAGCTGCTCCTCAGTCGAACCGAAAACGTTGCCTTGCAGGTCATACTCTTCCTCCGACTCATCATCGTGGTCAGATGGTGTTGAACCATGTTCTGGGCAATTACCATCATGCATCGATTCTGCATCAACCTCCTCAACGACTTCCACCACCTTGTTAGGTGAGGCAGGTCGCTTTGGCACTACATAGTTAGCAAATTTCCACATGATATAGAATTGCGTAACAATGAGTCCAACACGAGCGAGTTGAGCAGCTGAAAACCGAAGCGTGTAGTTGCGATGACCACTGAGTAAACCGTGGATACGGATTTCACGCTCTGTGGAAAACCAAGAGGCCACCCGGGCCCACACGAAGCGAGCCAAGAAGTAGCGATTGATTGCCATAGCCAGAGACATCTGCAACAATGTCACAAGGAAGCGGAAGATCCAATCACCAAGTGTTGCCATAAGGTACTTTGCGATAGGTAGGAGGAATGGGTGCACAGGCAACGCCTGTAGACACTCACATTCTCCCACTCCATAGCACAAACTGCACACTTTCAAGTTGCGCATGTAGGTGTCACTCGTGGTCGCCTTCGTCTGGATGGCTTCGTGCTTCAAACTTTCTTCAGCAAACACCTTCAAGAACTCAAGTGAGCTCGTGAATGTGCGTACGTCCACTAAGTCAGCAGAGTCGCGCCCGTTGTGCTCGCTAGGCTCCAGACGTTGCAACGTGATGTTCCAAAAATCTGGGAACTGATCCTGATTGAGCGGAAGCTTCGATGGGTCGATGAACTTTCCGTTGGCTGCCAAGTACTCATCTTTGGGCACCACCTTCACCACGAATGGGAGACGGCGCCGCACAGCGAGTGGGCAGTGGAAATACTCGAGAGCGTTCAGATCTGGTGCATTAGTTGTTGCGATCACGATACGCGCCAAGACTGGCGTCTTGCCCTTGTCTTCCAGCGCCGCCTGTGGCGGGACGTATGGTACATTGTTAATGACATTCAACATCTCCTTGAGAGTAGGGTCTACTTCAGACGCCTTACTACCAAGCAAAAATGCGATATCATCCAACTGGATGCACCACTTGCTCGAATCAAAATTGTTCCAGTACTCTTCACCAGGGCTACGCACGTATCTGTAATGTTCGTCGACACACAGACCGTGGATCTTTCCGTAGTAGTAGTACAACATCTTTGTGAATGATGACTTTGCTACAGAGGAGCAACCATGGACGAGAACACCAAATGGGGCTTTGCGTTCCTTTTGCGAAGCACGTCTTGTGATCTCCACTCCCTTCAGGAGCTGAAGAACATTGAGCTTCTTACGCGCGCCTCCAGCCTCAGCACCAACGTTCTTTGCAGAAAATCGGCAGATACTTTCACCGCGCTCAATCGCACTGTACAAATCCGCTGTGAACTTGAAGTGCGTGGTACCGTGGGCCTCGAGATTCGAAGTGAACGGTGCGAGCGCGATGAGCGCATCAGCATCCTTGCTCCACTTGACGTACGAAGCATCCTCATGGATGAGCGAACTCCATTCACCAGTGAGTCTGAAAGCATCGAGACGCTCACAGATAGTGATTGCAGTGTCCATCATGTTGACAACTAGACTGGTCTTGTTCGTAAACTTCGCCCTGGTCTTGGTGTCCATCTTGAGGAACTCCTCCTCCGACATCGTGATTCCTAACTTGCTTAAGAACCCTTGGACCAACAAAAAGGTGTACGTCTTACGCAACTTCTCAATGAGAGGGTTACGCAGAGCGTCAGCACCCAGTTTGAACCAATCTCTAGCATCACGAGTGAGCTTTGAGAATTGATCATCTTGGAGTTCACTGCCTTGCAGAAAACCCATTGATGTGGCCAACACACCTCTTCCAACCAACAGCTTATACGCCAGCGCAATGCTAGCAACGTAGTCAGCTTTGGTTTTACACTTCCTGGACCAGTACAAGACTTGGACGAAACTTTCAACAAGTTCGTAGATCCAATCATGTTCGGACTTCGAATCACGCGCTCCGCGCAATGACTTCAAAATAGAGGAGCAGAGATCTGCAGCCTCTTCCATTTCTTCTGCTTGCAACTCAAACGAGCTACAGCAGGGATACCGCTTGGGAGCGGTTGTTTCGAGAACAGCAGCCTCACACACACTTACGTGCGTATAAAGCGGGTTCAAGAGAGATGGGGTTT